GTAAATCCAGATGTTGCGGTGGCCGTAAGCGAGGAACTCTCGCTGCAGATCTGGGTGCAGCGGCAACCGGCGTTTTTCTGCTTCCAGGAGGGGCGGCAGATGCACCGTGCGCCAGGCTTTGAGTTCGTCCTCTTGCTGTTTCAGCCAGGCGAGGTGTTCATGATGGTAGTCCCAGTCGCGTTTGGTCCAGCCGGGATAAGGAGGCAGGCCGAGAGGCACACCTCCGCGGCGGCGATCCCAGTCGCTCTGAGACCAATCGGGGCAGGGCTGTATGCCGAGAGGCGGGTCTGGCCTCTCGGCGCAGGCATGAGCAATAAAGGCGCATATAGGGCCGGTCAAACCGCACAGGCGACATCTCCATATGTCGAAAGTGGTGGGCGCTCGATAGAAAGTCTCCATGCGCTTTATTTCCGGATGCCGGTCTCCACGGCCATCTTCATGACGCGCTGATAGAACTCGTGGCCGCGCGGTATCGGCACGTCGTAGAACTTCGCGACCTGCCACTCTTTCTGGAGGGCCTTGACCTCGGCGACCTTGCCGGCGGCGTAGCATTCGCGAACCAGTGCCAGGCCGGCTTCCTTGGCTTCGGCAGGGGACATCGAGGGATCGGCCAGGCCGAGATCCTCGGCCTCGGGCGCCTGGTCCTCAGGACTGTCGGCTGGTCCCAGGACATCCTCGACGGGAGTTTGACCCGCCTTGGCCGCCTTTGCGGCGCGTGCGTTGGCGGCTGCCTGCTGACGGTTGGTCTTGGTGATTTCCGTAGAAAGTTTTTCCGTCGTGCTTTCTGCAGAATGACTACTCGGCTCGACAGGCTCCTCGGATACGGAGCCATTGGGACGGGTCCCCGTGACAGATCCGTGAAGCGCCGCGACAAGGTTCTGCAGCTGAGCCTGCCAAGCAGGATCGCTCAGATCGAACGTTACGCCTACGCTGACTCTGCAACCTTCCATTCACCTTCTCCCTGCAGCTCGGCGATCTCGCCGGCCTTACGTCTGAAAACCTGCATGATGCGTTTGTCGAGGGTCCCCGGCAGGTAGAGGAAACTCGCCAGGACGCTGTCCCGCTGCCCGAGGCGATGGGCGCGGCAGATCGCCTGGACGTTCTCGCCCGGGACCCAGGACGGCTCGACGATCGCGACCTCGTTGGCCGCGGTCAGCGTGATTGCCGTCCCGGCGGCCAGGACCTGCCCGATAAAGACACGCTTCCAGCTGTCGTGCTGAAATGCGTAGATCCCCTCGGCCCGCGCCTTGGGGCTGGTCTCGCCGGTAATGACGACCGGATTGAACTCGGTCAGACCCTTCGCGAGGTGCGCGATGACCGAGTGATGCCAGGCGAAGAGCAGGATCTTATGGGTCGATTGCAGCCGCTCCTGGACCCAGAGGATCGTCGGCTTGACCTTGGCTTCGCCCAGCTCGCGCCGCAATGTCGCGATCTGCACTTCGGGCTGCCGTAGCCCCTTCAAGAGTTCCTCGTCGATATCAGCCCAGGACAACAGGCTCTCGGCCATGCGAGCGTCAAAACTGAGACCGCGGTCGGCGAGCGAGACCGGCGACAGGGGAACATCCTGCAGGATCAGCGGCGGCAGCTCGGCGAGGACCTCGTCCTTGCGGCGGCGCAGGACCATTGGTCCCAGCGCCTCGCGCAGGACCGCCTGGTTCTTCGAGCCGACCACCTGACGGCCGAACACCGTGTCCTTGTAGCGGGTGAACCGCTCCTCGAACTGCGTCAGGGTCAACGGCTTGCCGAGGGCGTCCGGCCAGAGGGCGCGGTAGTGCTGCCAAAGCTCGCCGGCATGATTGGGGGTCGGGGTGCCGGTCAGAAGGAGGACCTTGGCGGCGGCCGCATGGATGCCCTCGGCCGAACCTCGGGAGCCGTAGACGGCCTGCGTCCTGTTCGATGGGTTCTTGAGGTAGTGCGCTTCATCGAGGACCAGGAGGTCCCAGTGCCGGTGCAGACAAGCGATGAAAGGATTGCGTCCCTTGGACAGCTCGTCGTAGCCGAGGATTAAAATCATCGGCTCGGAACCGGCGGAGAGCCTGGTCTGAAGCTCGCTAAGATTGGTCCCGGGCTCGGCGAGGATAACCCGGGGTAGCCAGTCCGGGACCCAGCGCTCGATCTCCTGAAGCCAGACACGCCGCGCGCCGGCAGGACAAACGATCAGGATGTTTTCGGCGGCGAGCTTCTGGGCCGCGGTCAGGGCCTCTAGGGTCTTGCCGAGACCAGCCTCGTCGGCGAGCAGGACCGCCTTGTGGTCCCTAAACTGCCGGACGATCCAGTGGACGCCGTCTTGTTGGTAGTCACGCAGCTGTGCCGCAGCAGACAAAACGAGCCCCTACCCACAACTTGTTGATCTCCCACAAGGAAAGACCAGCAGGTTTATGATCGACAGGGACTAGTCTGGTTCGTCGTCGTGCGGCGTGTCAAGGGAAAAAGAAGACAACACTACGAAGCCCTACAAAATGGTGTGCCCTGTGAAACCTGGTTCGCGCCGAACAGCGCCAGAAGTGCGGCCTCGGCCCGGCCGTCGTCCTTGACGCGCGTGAAGGATACGGCGTTCGCCGGGAAGAGCCGCGACGCGACGATCCGGGCTTCGTTCTTGTCGGGGCCTAGCCTAAAGCTGCGCTTCCACTCGTTAGGTGTGACCAGAGAGACCGGGATATGCAGGGCCGCCAGGACACCGCGGACCAGACCGTAGGACAAGCCGAACGAGAAAGAACTCGTCACGCCCTGTTTGGGCAGCGCGTGAACCCGCTCGATCCAGGCGTAATCCGGCTCGTAATCCCGCAATGTGTCGGCGAGCCAGCTCTCGCTGATCTGCCGGCGCTGGGTCTTGCCGACCTTGACGAGGGCGCTCGGCATATCGAAGACGACAAGCGCGGCCAGCTCGGTGTCGAGCATCGCGCAGGCGCCGGTCGCGCCGGGGTCAACGCCGAGAACGCGCATTTTTGGGGCTCGGGCTCGGGCTCAGCTCGTCGTTATCGACGAGGAACTCTACGCAGTGGTGTCCTTCTTTCTCGATACAATAAAAGACAGCGCCAATCCAGTTTGCAGGGATGCGGTGGCGCGCACTCCATTGTTGGACGGCAGGATAGGCAAGACGACAGTGATTTGGTGTGTGTTTGTCGAGAAGATTGAGCAGGCCACGCGGTCCTGTAAACACACGAAAGATGTGATCGACATCAATTTTCATCATTGCCGGGGGGCTTCCATCGTGTTGGGTCTCGGCGCTCGGCCGGGGGCTGACCTTTGGCACAACATACCAAAGGGTGTCGGCCCGAGATACGCAAATCCGGTAGGTCTGATACACGATGTTGTGTTGCTCCAACTGTCCGACACCATCGTAATAGATAAAATGTCTCGAAAACCCGTCAAATCCGCCTCGGGTAAATCCTCTAGGCAGACAACAACTTGGTGTGGGCTGACCCCCACCAAAGAAGGTAAATCTAGTGCTGGACAAACATCTTGTTGTGTCCTCTGGTCAGCTGTGCTACGAAAGGGCGTATGAGCCAACCTGTGTTATGGCTGGATTTAATCTAGCTTAACTATGGTTACACAACAAAATGTTGCGCGGCTTCCCCGGAGAGAAAAGATGGACAGCGCAGACGACCAAGACAGGTATGTACCTGAAAAACAACTTGAAGGGGTCGAACTAGCCACGCAACATAATGGCTTCCCCCCTCGCGCGCGTGAGGCGCAACATGCAAAACAAGGATCTTCTCGACGAGAGACAAAAAGACACTCGTCGCCGGCCAGACAAGCCGAGCCACCAGGACCCTATCAGGTCTTTGCCGACCGATTGCGAGACGCCATGACCCGGGGCCATCTTACTGCGTCAGAAGTCGCGCGTAGGGTCTGGGGCACCTCCAAAGACCGTCGCGGCTACACCGTAGCCCGGAACCGGGACCGGATCGGGCACTACCTTTCCGGTCGCAGCTACCCCGAGCCGGAGAACCTGCAGAAACTGGCCGAGGCGGTCGGCTTGACCATCGAAGAGCTGGCGATGCCGGAAACAGTGGTGCATCTCGAAGGGCGAGTTTCGGCCCGGCCACAAGCCAGCGGCATCACTATACAGATACAGCAAGTACCCGATCATGCGGGGGCAAAGAGGGTCCGCATCCGCGGGCACATTGACCGCGTGATCGAGCTAAGCCAGCTTCAAGAACTTCTGGACTTGATAAGTGACCCCGTTCCGGCGGAAGACACGGCCTCCCCGCAGGACCCGGTCTTCGGCAAGATCGTTAACAGCGGCCGATGAAGTACCTAACGCAGCAAGAGGCGGCTGCCGTGCTGCGTTGCTCTGTCCACACGATCGCGCGCCTCAGACGCGAAGCGGGTTTGCCGTGGCTGGCCGGCCGACCCGTGCTCATCCCCGAGGAGGACTTTCAGCTATGGTTACGTTCCCGAACACGGCGCAACACCGCTTCGACATCGGCCGCTACCGCAAGATCAGGACCAGGGTCAACGCGGGCGGCTACTGGGAAGTCTGGTATGCCGACGCCGACGACGGTTATCAAACTAAGAAAGAGAGCCTCAAGACGAAGGACCCTAGAGAGGCTCAGGCGGTCTTCGACAACTGGTGTGCCGATGCCCGAACCGAAACGGTAGCTGCCGCTGCCGGGACCGGCAAGCCGCCCACGGTCGAGAAGCTCTGCTGCGACTGGCTCGATGCAGTCAGGGCCGAGGGCAAGGACCGGACCGGACGCTTTGTCCTGACCGCGCCGCGGCGCGAGCTGGGGCACTATACCGCCGACCAGATCGACCGGAAGATATTGCGAGATTACGCGACCCAGCGCGGCCGCAAGCCCTCCACCGTCCGGCGCGAGCTAAGCGCACTGCGCACGGTCCTGCGCTGGGCCGCGCGTGAACGCCAGATCGACCGCGACGACGTGCCGATGTTCGAGGGCGTCATCCCGGCCGAGGGACCGCCGCGGGACAAGTTCCTCGACCCGACGCAGGAAGTCTGGTTCTGGGCCGAGGCCCAGCGTTACGCCGACCCCAGCCGCTGGACGACGCGCCTGGAGCGAGACAGCGCCTACAAGGTTATGCTGTTTGCCGCGATCGGGCTCGATACCGCCGCCCGCCGCGGCGCGATCCTCGATCTAGAGTGGCCGCGGGTAGATCTTCAGGCCGGGACGATCGACTTTATGAAGCCCGGGCGCCGGACCACGAAGAAGCGCCGGGTGCGCGGCCTGCCGATCTCGAAGCGCCTGATGCCGGTCCTTAAAGAAGCATGGCTGCGCGCCCCGAAGGACGCCGCCGGCCAAGCCACGGGTAAGGTCGTTGACTGCCGGCATATCCAGAAGACGTTCAAGCGGTTCACCGAGACGATCGGGGCCTCGTGGATCACGCCGCACGTCCTGCGGCACACCTGGGGCTCGCTGCGCGCAATGGAAGGTCTCCCGCTCTATGACATCGCCAAGGGCATGGGCGACACGGTCGCGACCGTCGAGCGCAACTACCTGCACCTGACCCCGGACCATCTGCGCAAAGCGTTCAAGGCATAAGGAGCACCTTTATGGAAGCGCATATGACGATCGGAGAAGTCATCCACGAGCTGCTGGCCGTGATCGGGTTTTGCACGGTGGTTTTCGGGGTCATCAGGGCAGGCATCTGGCTCTACGATGAAGACCGCAGACGCCATCCGAACAGTCCGTCGATATTTCGTCCTTTGAAATATGAGCGCTGGCGATTGCAGGAAGAAAAACGGTTGGACGAGATTTATGGCCC